ATGGATGGGTCACGAACATAAGGGTGAGAAATGAAAAAACTAACTAAAAGACAAGCAGATGCAATGAAAAGACACTCAAAGCATCACACAAAAAAGCACATGGATGAGATGACTAAGCTTATGACTAGAGCTAGAAATCCTATGACTTTTACTCAGGCGCACAAAGCTACTATGAAAAAGGTAGGCAGATGATCCAAGCATTTATTTCTCCAGTAGCTAGTTTAGTAGGAACTTGGCTACAAGGAAGAGTAGATAAATCAAAAGCTGAAACAGAGGTAAAGGTTGCCAAAGCAAAAGCAGAGGCAAAAGTTTATGAAACTGAAGCAACCTCAACAATGTTACAAGAGCAAAAACTTACTGATCACATGGGTGATAGTCTTAAAGATGAATTTTGGACTTTGATATTTGGTGGTATCCTCATTGCTTGTTTTATCCCCTACACACAACCTTATGTAAAAGAAGGTTTTATATTTTTAGATCAACATACTCCTGCTTGGTTTTCTAATATGCTTTACATAGTTATAGGTTCATCATTTGGATATCGTTTTGGAAAACAAGGTCTACAACTAATAAATAGGAAAAGATAATGTCTGAGCATAGAAAATGTATGGAATGTGGTTGTTATGTAGAGATAGGCAGATATGAGAGGGTCAAACTCTGTATTAGCTGCAGAAGTATCAAAAGATCAGGACACAACGAAGTCAGGCAGATATTCAAAGAATTACAAAAGAGAAACCAACATTTACCTGAAGATGATTGGAGTTCTCAAAACGTAAAATGTAATGATAATCAAATATGGAAACAGTAATGGATCTTGATAAACTCAAAGAAGAATTGATAGCTGATGAAGGTCAAAAGCTTAATGATGATGGCCAACATATAATTTACCTAGATCATCTTGGATATAAAACTTTTGGTTACGGAACACTGGTAACAGAGTGGGATGAAGAGTACGACTATGAGGTTGGCACTGTAGTTTCCCAAGAGAGAGTTGATGAGTGTTTTGATAAGTTTTTGAAAGTCTGCATAAAAGATTGTCGTACCATATATCCAAACTTTGACAAGCTCCCTGAAGAGGCGCAAAGAATATTAGCTAATATGTCCTATAATCTTGGTTTCAATCGGCTCAAGGGTTTTCAAAAGCTACAAGCGAGTATTGTAGATCAGGACTTTGCTAGAGCAGCTAAAGAGATGCAAGACAGCAAATGGGCAAAAGTAGACGTTCCAAACAGAGCAAATCGCTTAATTAAACGTATGAAAACCCTTACATAGTTCGTCAGGCACAACAAAAATCCCCAAATCGTCAGGCAGAAAATGTTTCGCTATAGATTTTATGCGAATCGTATTTTATAGCCAAACTTATAGCTAAACACCCTCTGTAATGGTTGATTTCCTTAGAAATCGTCAGGCTCATAACCTGAAGGTCGTAGGTTCAAATCCTACCCCCGCAACCAACTATTCCCTAACATTTCCAACAAAAACAAAGACTTATCGATAGCCACTTGAAATTTTCATGTGGTTTTTTTATTGTCTTTTTTCCTTATTACTTAATTCTATAGCTAAACCTATAGCCAACATTCGTCAGGATTATTTTATATTAATACTTGCATATTAGGTAATAATGATTATATTTAGTAATATATATAACTAATAGTTATATTTTATAGCTAAACGGAGAGGCAATAAAATGAAGTTAACAAACGTAAAATTAAGTCTAGATGAGGCGCAAAGCTTTGTTGCTGACAATCATAGGCACTCTGAACCATTGAAAAGACATAAGTTTTCTATTGGTGCAGTTGACTACAAGGATAGCAATTCTATTGGTTTTGATATCAATAGTTTGCTTGGTGTAGCTACTGTTGATGTTCCTTCTTCTAAATGGAACAGAAGAAGAGATCACATTGAGATCAGAAGATTATGCACAAAGGGTGGTAAGGATGTTGCAAGTTTTCTTTTAGGAAAAGCAAAAGCAGCTTGTTTTGCAATGGGTTACAAATGTGTAATTACTTACACAAGACCACATGAAAGTGGTACTTCCCTGAAAGCTAGTGGTTTTTGGATGCAGAAAGCTACCATAAAAAAAGACAAAAAATCAGGTAAAGTTATTGATGGTTTGATCCAATGGATAGCAGTTGATGGTATGCAACCTGACCAAAATGACAGAGATTTTACAAATGACACTCTCAAAAAAATAGGAGCAAACTAATGAGATACGAATCAATAATTAAAAATCCAACTTACAAGTATTTAGTTCAAGATTGTTATGAAGACTATGTAGAGGAGTGTGAAGCTGATTGGCAAACAAATGAAATTGATTGTCTATCCAAAGCAGATTGGCTCAAAACAGATGATGCTAAAAGTTTTATCATGTTGGTCTACAAAAGAAAACAAGCAAGAATGAGTAGGAGTGGGTAGAGGAGCAAGAATAATGAGAAAAAGAGTTTATAGATTTGAGTATGATGGACATATAAAAGATTGCCCTAAATGTGGTGGTGGTTTTGATGATGGGTTTTATGTTCCAAAAAAAACTAAAACAATCAAATGCCCTAGAACTGCTTGTGGATATAAGGGTGAATGGGATGAATTTCAGGATTTAATGAATTTTGATTTTGGAATGATAGAAGACAGATTTTATAGGCACAAATCTGATTACATAAAAGATATGGAAATAAAAAGATTTGATAAAATGATTGATAATTTTGTAGGGGGATCAAACTAATGAACATAAATTTGAAAATCCAAAAAACTGACATAAAAACTTACGAAATAAATTATAACATTGACCTTCAGGATTTAAAAAACTGGGTCATACAAAATATTGGTACTTATGAAAGTTATTTAGATGATTGGTTTTATAATGAGGATGAAGGTGAAACAGATCCATCCAAAGCTGATCTCACTGAGGATGAATACTATAAATCATATATTGAGGAATATGTAGAAGATCAAGATATTGATTTGGTTTTTTTAGATAATTGCAACAACCACTCAGAGTATATTCTTGAAAGTGAAGAATGCATTTTAACACAACTTGAGGTGGCATAATGCAAAACAGAGAACCCTCAAGACCTAAAAAAATAATAACAACTAGAAGAGGCAAGCCATTTAAAACATGGCTTATCTATTACAAGCTTGATGGCAAAGAGTGTAGATTTACATCTGTCAGCAAAGACAAAGTTGATGCCAAAGTAAAGCAAATCAAAGAGCAAATAGAACATAATGGTGGCATATACAGATCAACATCTCTTGAGAACTGTCACAAGCTATTCCTGATCCACAGAGCCACAATGATTGGTGTTTTGGATGGTATTAGCAGAAGACATTATGAGAATGATGAAAGACATCTTAGGCTACATATATCACAGTATTTTGAGCCTCAGACCAATATTACAACTATCAATGCAGGACGAATAAATTTCTTTAATGATGAAATGAAAAAAAATGGTTTATCAGGCAAAACAAGAAGAGCTATTTTGTCTACCCTGAACCTCATGTTTAAATATGCTATATCTATGGGATGGGTAAATCATAATCCATGTAGTAGATCAGAAAGAGACATTATCAGAGGATCATCTCAGGAGAGAGTTGATTTTAGTCTTGAGGAGATCAAAAAGCTAATAGCTGCTGCACAAGATGATAGTCCTTTGTATTACAGTTTGTTTTGGACATCAGCTATAACTGGTATGTCAGCAAATGAGTTAGCAGGTCTGCAATGGTCAGATATAGATTTCTACAAGAGAAGTATGAAGGTTATAAGAACTGCCCACAGAGGTGAGCTACAACCAACTAAAACAAAGTTCAGGGAGAGAACTATCCCATTATGCACAAAGCTTTTACAAGTGCTGAAAGATTGGCAAAGGGTCTGTAACTCCAATGTTTTTGTTTTCCCCTCTGCTAGAGGCTTACATGGCGATCAGGATGCATGGAGAAAGCAGATAAAGCATTATTGTAAGGTTAGTGGAGTGTCATATAAGGCAGACCCAAAAGATAGGGATGGTAGAGGTTTAGGTGCTTTTAGAAAAGCTTTCTCAACGACTATGGATGAAAGACTACAAGTACCACCAACAACCAATAAATATCGTATGGGTCACTCAAAGAGATCTAATACTGCAAAACATCATTATACTTTTGCTGATAAGGATAGGGCGCAATCACCTGATGATTATGAAAGATTGGTAGGCATGATAGAGGGAAGTTAATCTTTCCTCAGTGCCATACTAGCTGCCATAGCTATGTAGGCTAATAAATCTATCCAACTATCTTTATTCTTTGGATCATGGAATAATCTAGTAAGTTTTGTAATTGCTAGTATCAGAGGAGATTGAAAAGGTTTTACTTCCTTATCTATAACAAGACCTAGACCTTTGGCATTGATCTCAAAGCTTTTGTTGTAATCTCCATACTGCTTACCCCTGATCTCAATCATATCTGCTGCTTGGCGCAAGATGTCAGAAGGGGATTTCATCATCCAAATCCTCATGCACAGTGTCAGTTTTCTCTTCTTTTATTTCTTCTTTAGGCTCTTCTTGTCTTGGTGGTTTCTTTTCAAGAGTACCAATCATCCAAGTATCATTTCTAATTTTAACATTTAAGTAATATGGCTCATTATTTATTATTGCTGTGCCTTTCCAATCATCATGCCAATCTTCAATTTTATTTGTTTCTTTATTTAGGGTCAGTGTCATATTGTCTTTGCCATGTTGAGTATATTTCTTATCCAAGGTAGTTCTCCCTCTGTCCATTATTTAAGTCGTGTATAAATTGATCTTTTTTTTGTATTTCTTCTTTTCTTTTAGCGCACTTATCAATGACCATTTTGCAAAGAATACTGTCGTTTTTTAAGGTTTCTTTTCTGTCTTTGTAGAACTGGGTAAGATCAGCAAGTTGAGTAATCTTTTCTATTTGATTTGATAAATCCTGAAATCTTGCTTGTCTGATTTCCAATACTTGTGCATCTTCTTTTTTCTTATCTTGTAGCTCATTTAATCTTTGGTTGGGTGTTTGTATTGGTTTTTTCTGTATCAAAGCATTTGATTTTCTATCAACTGCATCCATTTCGTTTGCTGATGCATATTCGCCACCACTAATTCCAAGTGAACTCAAAGCTCTGCCTACACAACTGCTCTCACAATTTTCTATAGCTGAAGTAGTATTAATATTTCTTTTATCACCTTGAGAAAAATAACCTGACCCTCTAATTTCTTCAGCATGACCAGTTCCAATAACACGACCATCCTTATCAGTAATTGATGCTTTCATAACAACTCGTTTTCCATCATCTACTAATATCTCTGTCATAATTCCATATTGAGTACCTACATGACTTCTAAAAGCTTCCATCCTATGAACAACCTGAGTGTATTTCTTGCCACCCTTTTGAGGTACTCCATGTTTATCATGCAATACTTTTACTAGCTCCATAACTGGTTTCAAATCTGTCATTTTGTCTCCTCAACAATCTCTATAGTTTTTCTGAAATTTTTAGCCACTTTGATATTTATTCCATGCCCAAAACAGTTAAGAGCATCTTTAGGAACAAGCTTTTTTAGCTTTGCCTCATATTCTTTGTTAGCTACTGCAGCAGCCTTAGTCTGAATAAAATTAAGGGCAAAATGCTTAAAGTCCTCATTAGATGCCATGTCATAGGGTTTTCTTAACTCAGGGGGTATTGGTGGCTCTGAGGTCACAATGTCTTCAGGTGGTGTATCTAACTCGACACAACCATGAAAATAAGTAGCTATATCTATAAGTTCTCTTTGATATTGAGGATCAATAGTGATCTCTTCCAACATTGGCTCATTACCTGATCTTAAAATACTCAACACCCCTTTTCTAACTGTTTTACCTAAATGCTGAGACAATAGGTAAGCATTCCAGTTTATTTGTGGTGTATAAGTTTTGAGTAATCTTGGTATAACATCAGACCAACTCTCATCAGCTTTAGGTCTGCCATCAGTATATTTGGCATCTATAACTGCTATCTGATCATCATAGTTCATAATTGCACCATCAAGAGTGCATCTCATAAACTTATGTTTTTCTGAGGTAAGAACCTTTTGATATAAATCTATCTTGTAGCCATATTTTCTGCTGATCCATGCAAGGTTTAGTGGTTCTGTAACTAAACCCATCATAACCGGAAAGATGTCTGTAAGGTCTTTATTTTCAGACCTACCAGTTTTTTCTTCCCATAAACTGTAAACAATATTTTCATCACCAGTAGCTAATCTATTCATATCAGTACCAGTAATAAATCCTTTACGATACTCTAACTCTTCATCAGAAAATTTATACTTTTCAAAATAATCATGCATACCTTTTTATAACCAATAGTAATATATATTACAAGTTATAAGTTATAAATGGTAATAATTAATTAATAGATTTGGCGCAAACCTACTATTGCATGAACCCTACCAATTTTAGATTTCATAAATTTTACATGGTCATCTGATTGATAAGTAGCACAAAGATAGTGGTCATCAGTTTCAGATATTATGCAGCTAAGTATGGCAATCTCTTCATCATCCTCAAAAGTAGAAATAATAACTTCATCATCATTTTTAATCTTTTTTATCGGATCAATATATATCAATTCACCATGCTTAAATCTTGGTTGCATTTCATGTCCAACAACAAAACAACTATAAGCTGATTGATTGTCTTTTAGGTAGTCAGGTCTTTCAGTTGTAGATGCAAATTTATTGGTAATATTTATTTTACCATCAAGAGTTGGCATACCAAATACTGGTAGCTGCTGAACTATTTGAACTTCTGTAACATTGCTAGTGTTATTCTTGTAAGTATAAATTTCATCTTTTTGAACCCTGAATAGTTCAGATAATTTATTTAAATATTTAGTTGGATCAACTGATCCTCTTTCCAATCTGCAATACAAACCTTGTGTAATATCAAGATGTTTAGATATTTCCGATTGACTTAAACCTTTCTCCATTCTCAACTTATGGAGATTATTAGAGTGTTTCATTTTAAAATCTCTCCCTGAGACCAATTAATTAATTATTAGAATTTATGTTAATTGGAATGAGGGGGTGCAGATGGAGGGTTATCCCAATATATTTCAGCTAATCTGTTCATACAATTCCTAACGACAATTTTTGTTAGTTTGTTTTTGAATTGATGTTCCATAATTCAAGTCCTTTTATATTAAGTGGTCTTACTTGAGCCAATTCCACTTTTGCTCCCACTAAATTTTTTACATGGTGTTCCAAGCCACCTCACCATGACTCCCAATATAACCATAAGGTAATTCATAAACATATATATGACAAATTATTTCTTATTAACTTGTTAAGAGTAATAAAAATTACTTTTTCTGATTGACCATATTTATTTTATTAGTTATTTATATTACTATTAGGTAATAATACATCATATATGGTAATAGAATGAAACTAACACAATATCTTGTGCAAAACGAAATAAGTCAGAAAAAATTAGCAGAAATATTACAAGTATCACAACCAACAGTTCATAAATGGCTAAACAATAAAGCCATTCCTTCAGGCAAAAGAATTATTCAAATTGAAAAACTAACAGATGGAAACGTCAGAGCTAGGGATTTTATAGATGGGTAAAGCTAGTAGAGATAAGGGTTATAGAACAGAAAACAATGTCAGAAAATATGCTGAGATACATGGTGTCAAAGCTTACAGAGTGCCATTATCCGGTGGTGGTTCAATCAAAGGTGATGTTGTTTTCAACAATGGAATAGATGAACTGGTGTCTGAGGTAAAATGCAGAGGCAATGGTTTTAAGCAAATCTATAAATGGCTAGATGATGATGAGAACGATTTATTGATCCTGAAAGCAGATCACAAAGAATTTCTAGCAGTAATTAATCTCAAAGACTTTTTTAACTATTTTGGCAATCAAAAAAAGAAAGGTGGTGATGATGTCTCTTAATGCTACGAAATGGGCATTTGACCAACAAACAAAAGATGCAACTGCTAAGCTAGTGTTAGTTGCCATAGCTGATCATTTCAATGAGGATTTGGGATACTCAGAATGGAGTTCATATTCTCGCATTGCCAAGATAGGTTGTTGTTCTGAGAAAACAGTGCAGCGCAAAATAAATGAACTTGTTAGAGATGGATATTTAGACAAAGTTCAAAGAGGTTTTGGAAAGCCAAATGTTTATTATTTACCAAAATATCAGAGATATAAAATAGCAGAACAAAATCTCCATTCAGGTCAATCTGACCACCTCAATCAGGACAACCATGTCCAACATGGATTGGACAACCAAGTCTTGAATGGATTGGACAACCATGTCCAACAAACACAATATAACTCAACTATTAACACAAATAATATGTTTGGTGGACAAATGAAAAAGGAGTTAAGTGAAAAGCAGAAAAAGTTTATTGAAGTTCTGATAAAAAAAATACAAGCCAAAGCGCATGATAGTCGGTTCAGCTATTCCAATTATGAGAAGATTAGAGAAGATATGAAAATTGGTATGCTAAAGAAAGATGGTTCTTTTGAGAAACTATGTGAATATTATGAGTTGGAAATTTAGTGGATAACAAATTTGAGAAAACAAGAAAAGAATTGAGAATTGATAAATGTAGCATCTCTAGTTGTAAAAA